GCTAAATCTGTTTCTGCTCGGGTCACTGCGAAATGAGCATTTTCAGAAAAGTCTTGCAAATTGTTAATCAATTCGCTTGCTGTCGTATTGCTGTCGGTTGCACTTTTTCCATAAGTTATAGCATATCCTTGTGCATTAGCCTCCGCTCTAATTTGTTGCATTTCTGCTGCATATTGTTCTGCTGTAATAAGTCCGGCCTGCTCTCTGCTTTGTGTACTTTTTGCATGTGCATATAAACTTGACAGTTCAAGTTGCCGATTGGTTTGATTAGTAACGTCATTTTCCAATGTTGGTATACTATTTTTGCCATTTTTATAATCACCTGCAATTTCGAATGCTTTGTCCATATATTCAGATGCAGAACTTACGAAATCTGCTCTGCTTGCTTCTTGTGCCAACTCTACTGCTTTTTCAAGTTGTGTTGTGTCACAATTAATCTTAAGATTATATTCTTGCTCAATCATTTCCGCAATTTCCTGCAAACGTGATTTTGCATTTTCTACATCTTGCGTTGAACTTTCGGGATTGCTTATAACTTCTCTTAGTTGAGGAACTTCCGCCGCTATGTCGTTATATTTTACAAGTGCATTAGATGCTTTTTCTATGCCGTCTGCCGCCTCATTCATACCGTTTGCATAATTCCTTTTATGCTCATATATTGCGTTTACTGCTGCTGCAAATCCAACGATTGCCGCCGCCGCTAATGTTGCAGGTCCAACGGCTGCCGCAAACGAACCTGCAATACCTGTTATAACTCCCGACACAGTACCTCCGGCAGTTGAAATTCCCGTAAGTGAACCGATAACACCGCTCAAGGTTTTTGCAAGTCCAACCTTTGAACTGATTTGAGATAATCCCTTAAACAACGTTATAATATCATTGATACCTCTAATTGTTCCGCTTGCGATTTTAAAACCCACAAACGCTTTGGCAATATTTTTTATTGTTAAAATAAT